AATAACAGTTCGCGATAATTGCTGTGCCCGTGGATTGGCCGGTGATACCGCCACCATAAGTTCCGATGACGCCGGTAGACCAGCACGACTCGCAACTCAACGCACCCGCGGTGGATGGTGAATTCGCGCCGATGATACCACCGCCCGATTGCCCTATAATCCCCGACGAAGAACAGCTCACGCATTTCACAGGCCCAGCGTATTGGCCTATGATTCCACCACATCCTTCTCCCGTCGTCCCGGTAGAATGACAGTTCAGGATAACATTATTGGACCCCGATGTGCCCTTCCCGAAATACGCGTGTCCTATCCAACCGGACCCTGATGCGAGGGTTGCGCCGCCGGATGCGCGGATTTCCAGATTCATCACGTAGATATCGCTGTATCCGTTAGAACCACTGTGACCATTATGAATTAGACCCGGATAATCTGTTATCCCATCTATCGTGATAACTGGACGCGTTCCATCCGGTTTTAGTGTTCTAGAACCGAATTGAATATTACTTGAGCCACAAACGAAATAAGTGCTGGTTCCACCGATTGTTGTATCAATGGTTATATCCGATACCAATACTATATTCAAATTCCCGAGAGATGTATTGTCATTGTTAAATGTAATCGGCCAATATAGACTGTTCCAGGGTGTATCGTCTATTCTATATGTTACTGGCTCACCTACTGCTGTTTGTCGTAAATAAATCGTAGTTCCTCCTGGAAATTGAATGGCCGATGAACCACCCACAGCAAATCCAGTCTCGCTCATTGGTCCGAGTAGAAGACGTGGTTCTGAGTCTGCGTCAGTTCCGATCGTTTCGTGGGAGACACCCTCGGAAAAAATATAACCGTATCCGCGGCGGATAGGGTACATCACGCCGTCCACGGCAAGGTCGCCAGCGCTGTCGGTCAAATATACTAAATGCGTTTGCGTAAAACCGGAAATACCTGTGTCATGGTGCGCAGGCGTATCTCCTTTCACCCACCGCATCGGAATTGTGGTGATGTGTGATAACTGGAGCCCCATACGCGCAAACAGTTCTGAACGAATCGCGGGTGTGAGTGGGACGGTAAATTGCTCGGACGTGGACGACGCGGACGACGCGTTAATCCGGGATTTTGCGGCGACAACCTCCTCACGCGAGAGAATATACTCTATTGTCTCGTTTGACAGAACATTGATGAATTGTCCTTCCATAATAAGATGAGTAATAATATAATATATACGAATATGAAAATATTATACAATTCCGAATGAATTACTCCGTAGCATCCACCTTCACCCACGACTCCGGGCACAAATCGCGTGTATTATGGGACGCGCCGGGTCCGAACCATACGCTAGGGTAACACACCACTTTCTCCGGGTTCGCGTTGAAATATGCGCCCCACCAACTGAAAGTGCTATTCGCGATGATATTGTGGTCGCACACACTCATTAAAAGCATCTGCTGCCAATCCGCGATTGTATCACGGACGAAATGAAACTGGATGTCGCGCCCGTCGGTAGCGAACCGGTGTTTTAATTCGGCGATGTGCTTCAGAACAATCTCTTTGTCGCACGGTTCATAGAAGACGAGGAATGAATACGACGAGGCGGCCGACGTCGCGGAGACAATACGCGAAATCGCGCGATAATAATAATCTACCGTCATCACCGGATGGATATGTAAATTCAGCACTGAGTCCCCAATGCGGAAATGCATGCTTACTAATTCGCGGCGCGTCCGCATTGGATGGCTTCCATCCGAGTAATCGCCACTCCACGATTCATTCCCGTAAAGTTGCTTTATCCGTGTTTGTTGTTCTTGTAGTTGTAACATTTCGCATATCTCTGCGTATTTATCTGCGAAATACCGGTCGCTTTGAAAATATCCGTGAATACGCAGCGGTTTCGGATATTTCACGGTATCGGTGGGAAGGGCTGTGAATTGAAATCCAATTTCATCCCAACGCGGCAATGACTGAAACATTCTCTCGGTCACGGGATTACTGGGCGTAAGATATCGGCATACTCCGCGCAATAACGTCGACCAGTGCGTATACCGCGGGTGACCTGGATGACTCGGCAATTCCTGATGCTGCATAAAAAAGAATGTGTCGTGATTGCGAAGGGCTGCTGCGATGACTGCGAATATTTGGAAGAGTTGGTTCCCTAACCCGCCCATAATCGTGGCGGTTATCATTGTAACAATATATAACACAAACGTCTCGAATATATAACACAAACGTCTCGGTTTAAGTTTATATTATAGGAGAAACTCCCTGAATAAAAACCATAGAGCGTCTTCATATATTTCATTTACTTTTACAATACAAAAATCGGTGTTCAGTCCATTCAGTCCATTCATTCCATTCATTGTTCCATTATTCGCGAATACGCAATGCGCGATGATGTGTTGGTCGTCTTGAATAACCGCGTTATTCGTAATATAAAGTTCAAGAATTTCTTGAAACCGGCAACACCACCATAATGCCTTTTCGCGTCCAGTGATATAAAATCCGCCACTTAACATGTGTGCGCGTGGATGATATGATTCTCTCGGAATCCCGGTAGACGTGTCCATCCGGGCAGTGTTTTGAAAATGTTGCGCGTTGTATGTATAACATTTGTGTAGATGCCTCGGCGATATATTACATCCATAATATACCTTATCTTTATGAAGTCGGTTGATTTTATTCGGATTCGGCCAGTGTTCGCGTATTCTCTCGCGATAAGCGCTCCCCGGCGCTAATGTATCGCGAAAATACCCGACATCACACCACCCATAATATTCAGTGTCAAAGTATCGATTTTCAATGGTCTCTCTTACAAAATGGGTCTTTTCGCACCAGAGCATATTAACACGCCAATCTGCGAGTTCTGCGAGTTTACATTCGGGTCGCGCATTGTTTTCTATCCAAAATCTCTCGTGTTTATAATTATGAAACTCCGAAAATGGTTTGAGTATGACCTTTATTTTTCGCTGTGCGTCCTCCTCCAGTTTTCGCACTTCATCGCAAACGACGCTGTATTCGTGTTCACCAGTATAAATAACCAGATAAAACCGGTTCACGACGCGAATAAAATCGCGAAACCAATTCAGATGTTTTTCGTAGCCGTGCCGATTTCTCATATAATACAAACACGAGCTAAATGTTATATTTACAGCGGTCATTCTACAATAAACTGGATACTAACTTAAATATTTAATATTTATGTAATATTTATGTAATATAAAAACGAAACGTTATTCAATATATTTATTGATATTGATACTGATATTGATACACAATGCTTCGCACGTTTTCCGATATAAAACACGCGATATACATCAATCTGGATTCACGTGTTGACCGTCGTGAGTTATTTGAACAGCAGTTAGAGGAACTCAACGGACGATACCCGCAGGATTTCGCGTTTGCTCCAGTTCCGCGGTTTTCAGCCATCAGGGACGCCAACAACGGCGCGATTGGGTGTACGAAAAGCCATATTGAATGTCTTCGTATTGCGAAGATTAACGGTTGGGACCACGTTCTCATTTTTGAAGACGACGCATTGTTTATTCACCCCGAGGTATTAGTTCATCAAGTATCGTCCTTTCTCTCGCGGTTTCGCGATGAATGGGACGTCGTATTGTTTTCCGGGAATAATTATCCGCCATTTAAGGTAGAAGCACCCGATTGTTTTCGGGTTGCGAATTGCCAGACGACTGGGTGTTATCTCGTTTGTAGTCGGTATTATGACACGTTACTGCGTAATTTTGAAGAAGGCCTTGCGGGACTCACTGCGAATCCAGGAAATGCGTCTCTCTATGCGTGTGATGCGTATTGGAAACACCTTCAACGCATTGACCGATGGTATCTTATCACGCCGGTGTGTGTAATCCAGCGCCCTGGCTATAGTGATATCGAGAAACAGAACGTGAATTACGAGAAATTGATGACGGATCTTGTTAAAAGGCCGCCGCCGCCGCAGCGAAGGCGTATGTAGGGTCGCGCCTTGACTCTATGTGTCCGTCAAATACCGGTCGACTACCCACCACGCAAAATCCCGGTCGCTCGGGTAATGATGCCCCGCAATAATCCGAATATTCGCGCACTTGGTCGCGACCTCCATCACCGCCTGGGTTTTGGCGGGAAATTTCCGCGCGAGTATTTTGGCTAAATAATACGTCTGGACTCCGTGTCCCGATGGATAAGCAGGTGTTGCGGCGGAGTCTGACCGTAACAGCGTGCCATTTGCCTCATTGATGGTTTCAGGCGCGATTTGCGCGGGTCGGGCGCGATTATAGAACCATTTCAGCATTTTCGTGATGAAAACGACGCGGGTGTTTGTCATAATTTGGTCCATTTCTGCGACGGACATTTCGTCGGGTGTAATCACTGGGCTAAATGCGGCGGCAGGGTTCATATCCGTCATACGAAAAAACGCAACGTCGCTGGGCATTCGTTTCATAATATATTCGGTGACGACGGTGTGGATTTCTGCGCGACTGTCTGGGAACGCTTTCCCGAACCCCGATATCGTGATATTGAACGACGGATACCACCAATAATAACGAGTCGGTTGAACGAGGAGAACGATAATATACGTAATTGCTAAAGCTATGAATATTCTGAACCGGTCGGGGTCGCGTTCTACAATATTGTAATGATACGAAGTGAAACGGTCGCGGAGTTCGGTTACTGCGCCGCTTTCTTTTTTGGGCTGCGGCGGCATTCCTATCCAGGACCGAATTTCATTGAGTCTAACCATTGCGGTAATATATACTAGTTGAAGCATATATTACGGGGATGAAATCACGCCGCGGCTATTTATACGCGGAGGGGAGTAGGGAACCCGACGAGGTTGGCACCGATACCGAAGCCAGCACCGGTTCTAGCGGAAACAGCCAAACTGGGAACATAAGTATCCAAGATGCTGAAGGTGGCGGCGGCGGTGAGCGCAATGAGGGCGACCTCATCAAACGACAAACTACGCTTGGGGATGGCATAAGCGGCGATAGCCACCATAACACCCTCGACCAAATATTTAATGGTTCTCTTCACGAGTTCGCCTAAATCAAAAACTCCGGACATTTTGTTTTTTATTATAAATAATGATAAGAAATTAATATTTACAATAGTTATGCGTTAAATAACTTAAACATCTATAATGTAGTATATTATACATTCCATTCCATTCGGCTCCATTCCATTCGGCTCCATTCCATTCGGCTCCATTCCATTCGGCTCCATTCTATTCCGCTATGTCTGTTCCACCCCCTTCCGGCGTTGAACTGAAGCACACCAAGACCGGTGATGCCAATCCTAAATATATCGACTTGTTAGAGGAAGACAAGCCAATCGCAGGTCAGAAGTTCGCCTGTCTCTCGTTCGTTTCCCCAGAATCCATTTTGAAGCAGAAGGACCATTTCTTTTTTGAGAAGTTTCTTCATTACTGGGACTACCAAAAGTCAATGGAGAAGTTTGTCCAGTTTCTTAATTTCGTTTCATTCAAACACCACGTGAATTTTGACAAATTGACTGCGGACTTTCAGGAATTTGCTAAAGAAGAGAAGGAGACGCTTCAAAAGACGAATATCTATGATGAGTATAAGACCTTCCTAGACAAGCACGAGGATGACATTGAGAGCGAGTTTAACGAGAAGCACAACTTCCAGACAACTGTGCGCGGGTTGAAAGTGCGCGGGGTGTTCGGGTCACAGAAAGAGGCTGAGTTGCGTTGCCAGATGTTGCGTGAGGTGGACCCCAATCACGATGTATTCGTCGGACCTGTCGGTTTGTGGGTTCCCTTTCACCCTGATGCGTATAAGACTGGTCGGGTAGAGTATATGGAGGAGACATTGAATCAGTTGATGGTAGAGAAGAAGAAGAACGAAGACCAGGCCAAGACCGAGTTTGACAAGCGTGTCAAGGAGACAAAGGCGAAGGCGATTCAGGAGAATATGAAGTTGGCGAAGGAGAGCGGGAACAAGCTCACCCAGATGCTGGCGAAGGACGGCGAGACGTTGGTGGACGCGAAGCCGCAGGAAACGAGCGCAGCGAGTGAGAGCACGAGCAGTGCGAGCGGAGCGAGCGAGGGCGAGGGCGTGGGCGGCGGTATCTGGAATGCGGTGGACGAGTCGGCGTCAGTTACGATGACAGTGGAAGAGATGCGCAAGGAACTGTTTGAGAGCGATGACGTCGTGATGGATAAGAATAGCGACCACGGATTGTCACGGTTGGCCTCGTCGGGAGCGAAGGAGATGGATAACGTTGATTAGTATTTGAATATTCTAAATGAAAACAAAGGTCATTATTACTACTGGTAGATACAGTAATAATAATGTTATAATTATGTTATAGATTATCTTATCTACCATTTCTTGGTAAATGTAACATTGGCATTCCAGCCACTCGACTGGCTGTAGCCACCACCAAAACTAAGAGATGAATTCTTTGCTTGAGCAGCAGTTACGGAAGAAAAATCCGTAGAAGACGCGGTCTTCGGTTTTGTAAATTGGAGACTTCTCATTCAAGAACGAATAATGAATTATAATAAACCATAAGATTATAATCCGGTGAATATAGTCCGGAGATTGTAATGATATTATTACTGGTCGTGTGAATTCGTTACTTAGACGGACTCTGCGACACAGTAATAATAATCTTTGAATACTGTTTTGTCTTTGACACTGCGACTCATTTTGGCGGTGGAAAAGCCTTCATCCGTGGAGGCTTTCGCAATCGTATTCCACGTTTTGAGGACTTGATTGGTTCCCACTAACCGTTTCTCAACCTTCTTCCCGGTGGTTGAAAGTTGAACGCCGATGATTGGATTTGCGCCTTGTTCTTGGATGACAGCCTGTTTCAATTCACTATAACTTTGACGTAAACCCAGTCCGTAATAGCCTTCATTACTCGTGATTTCAAACCAAATCGTCGACTTGAGTGCGTTCGGGCACGCATTGAGGTAGGTCTTCAAATTCTTCAAATCGGTTTCACCGGGTGTCTGTCCCACAGAGATTTTCCATTGCTGATACTCTTTCAGAAGTGTAGAATTCAGGATTTTACCACGGTCAGAGAACTTACAGCACTGGAAAATAAAGGTTTCAACGCTAAATTGTGCTGGGTTTTCGGCCTCGGTTGCGATGACCTTCTTGTATTCCACCGTCTTCAACTTGATACCTTGATAGCCGTGAATACTGTCGATGCGCTTGGGTTTGAATTTGACGTCCATATAATGCTTCAACGCGTGGAAGGTTTCTTTGGCGGGTTTCGTGTGCGACCATAGACGGAATCGTCCTTCAAGGTTTACGGATTCCTCTTCCACATCAGGGCGCACGATACAGCATGTTGCGACGAATTCGTCGAACTTTTGTGTGAGTTCATTATCGGGGAGAAGAATGTGTTGATTGAATGGGGATTCGTTTTCGGTCGCGACGACTTGAAGCGCTTGCGACTGTTGTGCGGTCTTCTCGCGGAGTTCATTGTTTGCTAGGGTGAGGTCGTGGATGGCCTTGTTCTTTTGTTCAAGGTCGCTCACGAGTTTCGCGTTCTCGGCCTCCAATTCTTGATTGCGCTGAATAAGCCTGTTGAAGTTTTCCACATTGTACATTCGTGCGTAAATGATGCCCTCAATATGTTTTGTCAGTCGTTCAATGGTAAAATTTGTGCTGTCATATGCGATGATTTCAGTTTTGTTTTTACCGGCGACTTCAATCGTGCGAAGTTGGCGCTTGATTTTTGGATGGTCTTTGATGTAGTTCTCAATTTCGACTTTGTTATGGACTCTAAATGCTGCGGCGAGGATGAAGTTCGTGTATTTCTTATGATGGTCGGCGACGCGGGTGGCGAGGTTGTTGGTGTGGCCGAACTTGATGAGTTTCTCGTTGTCAGCGTTGGTGTTGTCAATGGTGCCGAAATAAATACATTCCGTGTTAACTGGGAACTGGCTGATGAGGGTTTTTTGAATTGCGCGTTTCTTTTCTTGGGTAAGGGTGATGGTGGCTTGGTTGAGGGTGATGGTGGCTTGGTTGAGTTGTGCGTTTGTTTGTTCGAGTTGGGCGCTAGATTGTTCGAGTTGTGCGCGGAGTTCGCTGGTCTCAGTGTCAAGGATTTGATGCAATGTTTCTTCCAAACGCAAATAATAGTCATGGATTTCACCGGCTTTCTTTGTCTGTGCTTTAAGGCAGAGAAGTTTGAAGCATCGGATTGTGAGTTTGATGGTTTGCTTGTTGTGACCGCCGTGTTTTTTGGGTTTGTCTGAACCGGATTTGTCTGGTGAATGAGGTGGTTGGTCTTCGTCGCTATCATTTGAAGCGACAATTTTATAATCAACATCAACTTTGAAATTGGTTTCAATCATTGTTTTTGCGGTTACCTTTTGCGTGAATCCCAACCATTTCCAGACATTATCCAAGTCAACAACAAAGTCAGTATTCTTATCATAATTGAGATAACAATAAAAACTAGCAACAAACAATTGCTGCTCGAATGTATTAAAGGTTTCTTGAAGTTTCGCAAGAAGAAGATTGTTATATTTTTGAGACAACCTTGTAATTGGATTTTTTTCGATGAGTTCTACAATGTTGAGGGTTTCAGAAGAGGCGGCGCAGGCAGAAGAAGCGGAGGACATCGTTATGAGCGTATGTTATACTATGTATATACGGATGTCTTTAAGTTGTTTTAAGATACTCAATCAAGTTTAATACAAGCAAGATTGTAATATTAATTGTAACATAAAATTGAAATAAATAGACCAACTATATTCTCAGACATAATCGGAACAAATGTGTTCTTTCACGCGCGATTTGGATGAGTCGTTGGATTGTTTTCAGACATCAAAATACAATCTAATAAGACACTTGGAAAGGAACTACCGAGTGAATATCCATTATACGAAGTCACAAGCGAAATTAGTCAATGAAACGAGAAAACACGGAGGTCATAATCGAATCGTCTATATGCTGACGGAAGAAGCATTTGAGCTCTTCAAGAACTCATTTAATTTCAGAAACAAATACATTGTTGACGCATCACAACAAGTCGAGGTTGTCAAATTCCCAATGTGTATTGAAGGACAGACTATCGGATTTATTGAAAATGCGTATCGCGGTTTACACTCTATGTCGCGTGAGTTCCGAATTGGTTCTTATTTTGTGGATTTGTGCTTCACGAACGATTTGATTGTCGTGGAATGCGACGAATATGGACATCGCGACAGGTCTCTGGCGGAGGAGGAGGCGAGAGAGGAATTCATCAAGAATCAAGGTTACGCAATGATACGATACAATCCGAATGAACCAAGGTTTGACCTGTCGGATGTGTTGAATCGGATAAATAGGCGTTTGATGTCGCTTTTATAAATCAAAAGCGGATTTTATAAAGCGACAGATATACCGGCAGTTGCTTTCATAATAACAATCAATAATTATGAAAGCGATGGACGCTTTTATACAAAAAAGCAAGAAATCGTGTTAAAATGCTAATTTCTCTATCTTACTCCTCCGAAAAAGTGTTCAACTTGATTATAAAATTCTAATATTAGAATCTTCATTTAGGATAGACTAAAGCAAGATTATCATCAAATACCGCTCTCACCAATTCGTGAGCGCTTTCCCTCACCACTTACTCTTCTTCACATTAATCTTCGGTCCCTTGCCACTTTTCGCAGCGTTAGGGTCATAAGACTGCTCTCCTTCGTCGTCAGAACCGAGATTCTTGGAGATTTCCCAGAATTCCTTACTGCCGAGCTTGAATGGCCCGTGCTGTTGTGCCTTATACCAGAAGATTTGGTCTTGTAATTTGTTGGATTTCGCGTTATTATTGATGACGAGACACTCGTAATTCTCGGTACACTGGTCCATCACCTGACAAAAGCTCTCAAAAGTGGGGAACATACCCGCATAGTTGTCGTAGATTCGCTTACGATTCGCAATATATGGTTCACGGAGGATAAAAACGTAGTCGATATTCGTGCGGAGATTTGGAGGGATACCAAGGGGATATTGCATTGTGATGACTAACATGACCTTCCAATGACGTCCGTTCATAAAGAGGAGGCGCATCATCACATCTTTCGTCCATTTGTTATCATACAAACAATCATCCAATACAACGAACGTCCTCGGGTCAATGGATGACTTCTTATACATATCCTGTTCTTTTTTGACCTGCTTTAAGACAGCCTTTTGGCGCTTTAGAATATTCTCAATGATGGCTGTATTATACGCGTCATGGATGAACAGTTTTGGGACATGTGCTGCGAAGAAACCGTTTCCTGCTTCTGTTCCGGAGATGACTGTCCCAATGGGGATATCCTGGTGGTGAAACATCAAGTCCTGAACGAGGAAACTTTTACCGGTATCACGGCGTCCAATGAGAACGATGACTGGGCCCTTGTTTTCATCAGGGCGAAAACTGATAGCCTTCATCTCGAACTTCGCGAGTTCTAAATTCATAGTGATGATGTAGACGATTATAGTAATAAAAATGGCATATATTATTTTTATGACAATTATACGAATGGAATGAATGGAATGAATGGAATGAATGGAATACGGAATACGGAATGTGCCCGTTTAAAATCGATATAAAACTTCTATTCATCAATCATATCAATAAGTATTATACATTTAGGAACAATGACCGACAATGCGGCCTCGGCATCGGCATCGGCCGCGGCATCAAGGTTCCAACTTCATTACCGTAAACACAAATACACCCCTGATACAATAGAATCCGCATTACTGTATGATATTCAAAATTATATACCGATCTATTCGCGATTTTTTGATGTAAATGAAAGCAATTACAATGGAATCCAACTGAATCAAAAGTATTATTTACAGAATATCATCGCGCATCCAACACAAATCATTGACGCCCGCGCCGACGACCGTGACCGTGACCGCGACAACGAACGCACTCATTCCCTAAACCATTTAGAAACGATTATTGCTGACGACGACGGAAATACCAGTAATGTTCCAATGTTTGTGAAGTATTCGCCGCTTCTTGACCCTATCCGTTATTTATCAGGGAAATATGATACGCAAGCGGATAACAAAACGCGCGCGCTTCCCAAATACAATTCTACGCCCGAAACGTGTGATGATAAAATACTTAATACAAATAATTCGTCGTATGCTGACGGTTTTTTCTCCTATTTGACGAGCCGCGCACTTCACGAACACGGAATCGTCCACGGTGTCGACTATTATGGCAGTTATTTGTGTAAGCAGCGCGAGTTTTCTACCAATATATTTGATGATATTGACTATCTGGTGGGTTGTTCGTTTTTCAATACATACGAAAATGAACTCTTCACAATCGATTATTCGCAATTTGGAGAGGATGAAACCGGTGGCGGTGGCGGTGGCGACCTCTCGGATATCAATATAAGCAAGCTGATGAAAATACGTAACAAAATGAAACCAATGATTGGCGCAACCGGCGCGGATAGCTATATCCAACCGGATGAAGACTATTCCAGTAGTAAGACCCGAATTAATATTCTTGACAGTGTTTCAGATATGGAACCCACTGTAACGGTGGCGCTGATTGATAATACAGTTCCCGGGATAGAATGTATCGCTGATAATACACCCGTTGAAATCGTAGAGTTAAATCTCTCGGAGCCATTTGTTGAAACTGTGGCGAGCGCCAGCGAAGAGACCGACGCGGTTGTCGATGTCGATGCTGCGCCGGCGTTGTACCCTAAAAATAGAACAAGGGACCACAATGATACAAGTG